GCAATCGTGAAAAAATGATATATGCATTAAATGGTATGCGACGTGTATCACGCACTCATCAACAAGAACGATATATTACTAAAATTACCAGTCGTGTATTTGCTAATCTTAAAGAAGAATTTAGTAGAATACATTCTACACGACTTACAGGTCGCACAATGTCTACAGAACAAAAAGCTAAAATATCTGCAGCAGGAAAAGGAAGAGTACAGTCGCAAGAAACTATAGATAAACGTAGTGCATCTTGTATAGGCAAAAAAAGAACAGAGGAACAGAAAGAACGTATGAGTATTGCACAACTTAATAGGAAGGAAAAAACTTTAGAAGAAAAATTAATTATTGCAACTAAAATATCAGCTAATCGTAGTGGTAAAGGAACAACTGCAAAATCCACTGAACATAAGGCTAAATTAAGTTTAGCAAATAAAGGAGTTAGTAAAGGTATTATGTCAGAAGAAACAAAACAAAAAATGCGTAAACCAAAGTCAGAAGAAACAAAACAAAAAATGCGTAAACCAAAGTCAGCAGCACATATAAAAGCTATACAAGAATCTAAATTACGTAAGAAATTAGCTAAGTTATTATAGTCGTTATAAGAGCAAAAGACAATTAACTACAATTAAAGAATGTCTAAAGACATTCGCATTTCGCTATCGCTCATGCTTTTTTTAATCTAATTAATTTAAATTACTTTGATACTTACTGTAATGCTTTTGACTTTAGAACTGCTTCATCCAGATTATAGTCATACTTCGCCCACTAAAGGCAAAGTAAAACAGAGCGACTTCATCCGAGTGCTTCATCATACTAACTAAAAGAGATTATATTCATTTACACGGAAGCGGTCGCCCTGTACTCCCTACTCTTGCTTCTTACGACGGTTGATGCATAATCCGTAGTTAGCCAAACTATGTCATCATATGGGTTGTATCTTTTTCACAGTGCCCAAATCATTCGGTTTTTACACCTAATTTTTATATTGTTGATTCGCTTTTTATAGCACAATACCGAGTCGCCATTCAGTGTGTAGTCTAGTCTACACGTTCCAAGTGCGGCCATTACGCGAGCACCATCTCCTCTGAATACAGAACTTAATCTGCAATAGGGCTGTTAAAACATTTACTACTTTATTACGGAGTTGGAATTTGTTTCTATGAGAGTGACTTGGTGTCTAGGAGCTATGTGTTTATTGTAATACGTTTAATGTTGTTGGTCAACTAGTTTTATTAATTTTTACATCTTTAACGGAGTTTTTACCTAGTTTAAGTTGTATAATACCATTATAGTTATCTTCCCTTAACAGTACTTCTTCCTTAAATTGATAATGCGCTTCCATATAGTTAGTTTCTCCGCGACTGCTACACAAATGTATAATTTCGCGTTTAAACTGTTCTTTGCCTAGTTCTAATATGTCTGCTACTAAACGACTTGATGAACCCCAATAGTCTTTCCAATCAGTTTCGATTGTTTCTAGACGTTTGTTCTTCTTGCCTTTTAGTGGTGGTCTTTTTTTGATAGTTTTAAAATATTTGCGGCCCACATAATCGTGTCCGTTTGTGATATTAGTTATTCTATAAATGAAGCCGTAATATTCACCGATATCCCCTGAATCAAAAGTTGTACCATTGTAGATCCAGGGATTATCGTATGTCATACGTTATTTATTTTGCAGCCGCTGCGTTTTTCTTTTCCTGAATTTCCGCACGACGAGCTTTAGTTAACTTACCTAAATCACCTAATGCACCGCGAGCACGTGCCGCCGCAGCCTTAACACCTTTAACTTCAAATTTTTCTGATTCTGAAACGTATAATTCTACTGCTGCTAAAATTTCTTCATGAATTGACATGTTTTACTTCTCCTTGTTGTTATGTGTATTTAACCACCGTACAGTGGGTGGAAATTTTTTTATTGCCTACAATTGTGTTAATAAGAATTCTGCAAATTTTTTATTGCTTATATATCCAGGGTGTAAATTATCATTACCTAAATCTAAATAAAATTTAGTACGAAATCCGTTATATAAATTAAGCCAGTTAGTTAATCCGTTAGCAGTTTTATATTCGGAATGCATCCTATCGTAAATTATAAATATTTCAATGTCGCTACGCAAGTCCGTTTGTATTAATTTCTTAGTTAGCTCAGTTAAATCCTCGGGCAGCCGGCTAACATCGGCATTATAAGTAAAATAATTGTCGTCCCAAAAACAAATACCGTTTACAAAATAAAGAGTAACATTTAACTGATTGGCTAGTTTGGTTAATATTCTACAATAATTTAATAATTCTAAAAATTCGTAATGTAAATTAGTTAAGTCAAAAAATCTATTTTTTATATTTTCTATATAATCTTTAGAGTAAGTAACATCTACTAAGTTTACTCCGTGCTCTACTAAGGTACACCCTCCTAAAAACAGACTTGTAGGATAGGTCTCTAATCCTGGGTTAACGGTTATTCGGGATGGTTCGGTCCAACAGACAAATGCAGTAGTTGGTCTGTGTGTAATTAAATCTTCTACAGTTTTACAAAAAATTTGTTTATTATTGTACCCACTTACTCCGGAATTTATTAAATTTAACGATTTTAATTTTGGATGAGTTGAGTGTAATATGTTAACCCACAATCCAGGGTCGGCATATTCTGACAATAACCCTACTCCTTGGGTAAATGAACATCCTGTAAATAAACAATTAGACAAGTTCGACATCTGTACTATATGATGTAAACCCGTTCTCTTTGGTTACAGTCATAATATTGTTAACTCGTCCCGCAAGTTCGTCTTTATGTGACACGAGCCAAATACTTTTCTCATGTTCACGCGACATCTTTTTAAGTATGCTTAGTGAACTTTCAACTCCACTACTGTCCATACCACTATCAATAAGCTCATCAATAAACAATAAGTTAATTGGATTGTATAAACTCTCCCACACATCACGGAACGCCCAGCTTAAACTTAGTATCAAGCGATTACGTTCGCCACGTGATAAGTTATCAAAGTCTAACTCACGCCCTAACTCTGTAATTTCGACACTTAAATCATTTAAGAACGTTACTGTGTGGGGCAAGCCGATACGATCTAAGTATTGACTTAATCGTGCGTTTAAATGCGACAAGTTCTGATCAATAATACGCTTACGAATAAAACTATCTTTGTTAGTTAATAGTTTTAACAAGAAGTCTTGATGTTCCTTTAACTTAACAAGCTCATTCATTGTAGTATAATCAGTATCCGCCATTGCAGTATGCGTCATTTCTTCAATCTGTTCAGCATACGGGTCGACTTCTGCAGACTTAGTTGCTAACTGCGTTTCTAAACTAGTAATCGAACCCTTGTGATGAAATGCATCTGCTTCTTTATCGTAAAAGACTTTTGGTTGCGCACCCAATACACCCAACTCAGTAAGTGCAAACTCTAACTCCATGATAGTAACACCATGCAAGTCAACTTCTATTGCGGCAACATCTAAATCAACTTTCTTAGCAGTTAGTACAGCTTCGTGCTTATCATCGTGAAACGCTTGCCCGCACGTATGACATTGATGACTTTCCAACGTAGCTATTTCTGCGGTTAACTTGTCTGCACGTTTACGTTCACGTTCTTGATCTGCACGTGCGCGAGTTAATGCTGTAGTTAAATCAGCAATATCTTTACGCTTTTGATTGTATGCAGTAAGCCCTTTATGTGCCGCAAGCTCTTGCTCTATATCAATTTTAAGCAGTTCTGTTAAGGCATTTTGTAGTTTTACTGTGTCATCTGTGTGCTTAGTAGTCCACATAGTTTGTCGACGTTTTAAGCTCTCAATTTGCTCTTTAATACGCTCGTTTGCGTCTGCAATCGCCTTAATTCTGTATTCTTCTTGCTGAATTGCTTCCTTAGTAGCACGACCCAGCTCTTTAAGTTTTTCTGCTTTTTCACTTAGTACAGTAATACCAAGCAACTGTTCAATAATCTCACGCTGGTCATTTGATTTAAGACTTAAGAACGGCTCGGTGTAAGTGTTAAGCGCAACAATGTGCTTAAACATATCGTGCTTCATGCTTAACAAACGTTCAATCTCGGCTTGCGTTTCTCTACTATCACCTTGACTCTCGTCTGTAATTTCTTTTTCTTCATCGCCCACGTAAAACTTCATTATGTTGGGCTTACGACCACGTTCAATCTTATAATCTTGCCCATTATGTTCAAACTCAACAGTAACTAACATGTTCTTACCATTAGTTTTATTAATTAAGTTATCACGTTTAATATTAGTTAACGCTTGCCCAAACAAACTGTAGCTTAGTGCATTGATGATAGTTGTTTTACCTGTGCCGTTACGTGCGCCACTATCATCTCCGCCCAAGTCAACATTAACACCAAGCACTAACGTGAGGTCATTGCGATCAAAATCCACTGCTTGCGTTGCATTACCAACACTCATGAAGTTTTTAACTGTAAGATTTTTTATTTTAAACATAGCTTCTCAATCATATTATTAATTTCTTTTGTTGACTTAAACCAATCTTTATAGTCGTATACTGGTATTATAACATTAAATTCTTTCTCAATGCAATAATTAATATAGCCTTGTTCATGCAGATCGGTAATATTAGTAATATCAAATGGCTCTTTATCTTTTATTGCTTGCATAATGATATTGGTATTTGTATATATCGCAAAATAAGATGAATTTGCTACTAACCAATCTCTAAGAGATTGATCGAGTGCCTCATGATTGATTACGGTCATGTTCAATGTATTGATTAATGTTTCTATAGTACTAATTGGATTAGTTATTAGATCTTCTAATTCTACATTTATTGTATTGTCGTCTTTATTCCATGCAAACGGCCAGTTGTGATAAAATAACGTAAAATTTTCTCTAATTGCATATGATTCATTAGCATCGGTCCAGTTTGCAGCTATATGATTGCTATTAGCGTCGACTATATTTTCTTCGGAGGCCTTTATCATACAAGTTTGATAGATAATCGGCCGTACAGCATTACTAATTACTAATCGAACTATTGTTGCATTTGGAAAATTTTTATTAATCTTTGTATAATTGTCGTTATTAATTCCGTTATCACATAATACTAATATTTTTTTGTTATTGTGTTCTACTGCAATAGTTGGTATATATACTAACGGATCTTTATAATATATTTCTGTATATTTTGTACTCTGATGACTGCGGCCAGTAGAGTCAAACTTAAACGTCGAATTATCTACTTTAACTGTTTCGTTTGCAAATTCAGTTAATATATGATATATAAAGTTTCCAAATCCGCCCGACGGATAACTTATTAATATAATATCGCTACTAGCAGTATCAAAAATCATAGATTTCTATAGATATCTAATAACAATGCTGGATTATAATGCTCACTGTTAATAGCTGTTAGTTGGCTTGTTACGATTGTATCGATACTTTCAAATTGAATATTGCCGAGCATAATATCTGTGCCGATATCAGTATGCTTAACTGGGATTAGTGTAAGTTCACGTAGGTTATACGTGCCTACAAATGTTTCTTTAATAAACGTTGCTTCTTCATACGAAATATCCACGTCAATGTTTACTCGACAATGCATGCCCTTTTGCAATAACGTATCTGGATTTTGCAGTATACCGCTTAACGTGTATACACGATACTTGGGTTGATCGGGCCATGCATGAAACGTTGGCTCTTCTCCCCAGTTAAGTATCATCATACCACGTTCGTCATCACCGGCATCTGCATAATTATGCGGAAACGCATTGCCAATGTATGTAATGTTCTTACCAGTTTGACGTTTATGAAAGTGTCCACTGTACACATGATCAATATGCCCAAAGTCTTCACGTCTAATCTCACCATGCTCGGGCATTTGCACCATTGCATTCATGTAATAGCCTGGCAACTCAAAATGCCCAAACATATACTTTGCATTGATCTTTTGTATCTTCTTATGATCATCCCCAACTAACCACGGCACAATGCTTACATCACCCTCTTGATAGAAATCATTGATGATTTCAATGTTAGGAATATGTCGTGCCCACTCAGCTGATTGTATATCACGCTTGTCGCGATAATATAAATCATGATTACCCGGAATAAAGATAACACGATCAAACGCTTTGCCCAACAACTCTAACGCTGTTAGGCTATAGTTTAACGTGATGATATTAATTGCCGCTCGATTATTATGATAGTCTCCAAGAAAAAAGCAAACATCACACCCTTCTTCTTTAGCTTTGCTAATAAACCATTTAATGTACGCAAGGCAATCTTCATTATGTTGCGTACTATTTGACTTTAGTCCTAGATGTAAATCTGTAAATACCGCAGCTTTTTTGAATAAATTCATTTTTTCCTACAATCGATTAGTGGTTCATTTAATTTTACTAGAATGTACCCTTTGAAGTCAAGTTTTTTGGCACATATTTTTAATCCATACTTAATGTTAAGTTTTAAATCTCGCTCAGCGGCACTGAGCGAATTATATATTCGTATTTCCCCCGACGGCAACGTAACTTGTAGTTTAATTCCATATTTTGCATATTGTTCTTTTTCTTTATCAGTAAACCCAGTGGTTGCTATTCTATCAAGTCTGGTTTGTATTTTTTGCTTATATGATTGTATTTCTTCTATACTCAATCCGTGAATAGCATGTTTCTTCTTTAATGTTTCCGCTCGTTTAATGATATGAGATTCATCTAAATATCCAAAGCCGCCTGCTGCATCATTATTGAGATTATAATATGTTGGATCATCTTTAATGTTTACTACTGTATCAAGCCATTTTTTTTCTGTTTCTAATACTAATTTTTTATTGTTCTCGGAAACATATTCTAATACTCTCATAGTAAAGTGTTGTGGGTTATTTTTATATGCTACCATAAAATCTTTGCCGGATCCTTTGTAATAATCATCAACTGCTCCGTAATGCGACCCAATATATTTCATATTATTAGTGGAATTTATCCATTCATATACATAACCATAGTAATCTTTTTTGTATTTCATATCTGCCAATCCCCTGTAAATGTATTTAGTTATAGGCGACTGGCAGATAAAATAATTTGCGGTTTATTCGTCTGCGCCGTGTCCGCCACCACCCCAACTACCACCGCCCTGATTCTGACGAGTGTAGCTTGGTGCGTAGTTGTTCATCTCTAAGATGTCGTCACGAATGTTTTGATTACGCTTTTCGATGTTTAATACACGAGTAAAGCTGTTTGTAATTGCGGCTGTATAATAGGCAAATGGATTGTCTGATTTACTTTCATCAAACTGTAGCCCAATTTGACTTAATTGAAGTAATGCTTGCGAACGCATCTCGTCATTATATGTATAACCACGCCAGTTACTACGTGTAGCATAGCGTTCACATAGTTTAACAAACATATGAGCTAACTTAGCAGTCATCTGTCCGTGATCTCTACTGAAGTTACCAGTTTCTAAATCGCCCTTCCAGTGACTCTTACCAACAATAACTGGTGTTAAGTCTTCTGTAACAGAATAATGAAAGAATGGAGGAAAATTTAGTTTAACGTACTTAGTAGCACCTTTAACTTTAACAGCGGGTTCATCGTATTCAGTTTCGAATAAGTCTTCGTCGTATGCTTCTTGTGCTTTAGCATCGGATTTTTTCTGTTTAACTTCATCGATTGGTATATGTTCCCACGTCATAACACGGAACACAATGTCTGTTACTGGAATATTTTCTACTGGGATTGCAAATTCATCTAATTTGCGTTTGTTGCCAAGTAACAGTTCGGCTTCTTGTGCTTCTTTTGCTAACCTAGTTGCACGTGTTGCCCTTGCTTCTGCTACGGATTTTTTGGTAATTGCACTAACATTTGATACAATAGCATCATAGATCATGACTTCTTTGTTAATGAAACTACAATATGCTAATTTACTTTTTGCTATTTCTTTTAATATGTCTTTGTTGTTGAGATAATTAATTTTACGAGCCACAGTTTTTGGTTCCTTTTAATTAGTATAACATAATAGTATTGCACTATACAACCTATTTATGCGGTTAATCTTTAACTGCTACTATTTCTCCGGCAATAAATACACTATAACATAGAGGTTTTATTATGGCAGTAGTATCACCAGATTTTAATGCAACAACTAGCTGGAGTGGTGGCGGGTATGACCCTAACGCACCAGTTGACACCAATGGCGGCTATGATCCAACAACAGGATATGCCGGCAATAGCAATACCATTGGCGGCCAAGGCGCAGTTACTAATAATGTAGGAACTATGCCAGATTACAATGCGGTGCAAGCAGGCGGCTACGACCCTAATCAATCTGCAGATAGTTATTATACTGCTGGTGGATACGATCCAACCGCACCATCACCCGCGGCCTCCGATAGTGTTGCAATTCGATTAGCTAGCACCGGCGGCCTTTCTGCAGGAGGTGGTGTAGGTGGCCCTCGCCAAGCAACATCAACTGGGTTTCAAAGTGCTGCAGGAGGAGATGTATCTGCATCTGGAGATTGGCGAGTACGCATCGCATTATCAAATTCGAGTAAGATATTTTACAAAGATACAACTAATTCATTGATGAAACCATTGAGTGAAACAAATGGCGTAATATTTCCGTATACACCAACAGTTAATATCACTCATCAAGCCATGTATAATGCAACTCAACTTACACATAGTAACTATGCAATGCAATTCTATCAAGGAAGTGAAGTGAGTGATATTACTATAACTGGCGAATTTACAGTGCAAGATGCCAATGAAGGTAGATACTTATTGGCGGCAATATACTTTTTCCGTGCCGCAACTAAGATGTTTTTTGGGCAAGATTCGGCTACAGGGGCTGGCGCAGGTAATCCACCACCACTTGTATATTTAAATGGGTATGGTGAACATTATTTCCCTCAAGTTCCTTGTGTGATATCTTCGTTTAATCATATATTACCAAATGAAGTAGATTACCTCGAAATACCAATAAATGAAACAACTCAATCTACTATTACAACAAATCACGGTAGTGTTCAGGGTATGGTATCTGGAGTTGATTATCCTAGTATGTTAAGTAGCAGTGGAGTTACAGGGCAAACTACTCAATCAACCTCTACAGTATCAACAACAACTACTAAAACTACACGCTTACCAACAACTAGTACAATAAGTATTACACTTCGTCCAGTGTACAGTCGTAAGAGTTTACACGAAAAATTCAATCTTGGCGATTTTGCAGCTGGCAAATTAGTTGGAGGATTTATCTAATGTCAACAGTACAATATAGCAAAACTAGTCCGTACTTCGGTACAACTATGTTTGGTAATTTTTTAGACATTGCCGTAGATAGACAACTACCTAAAGATCCCAGTGATGTATTATACAGTATCGATGCAGTATATTCAACTCGCCCTGATTTACTTGCAAATGACTTATATAGTGATAGTAGTTTATGGTGGGTGTTTGCAGTGCGCAACCCGAACGTAATCCAAGATCCAATATTTGATTTTACTACAGGTACTGTTATCTACATTCCTAAAAAAACAACTATTATTAACGCATTAGGGTTATAATAAATGACAATGGTGTACTCTGAAATAAAACAAGAATTAATTAGCCTAATGCAACTTAGTGACTCGGTGTGGGAACGTGCTCATGCTATTGCTGAAACAACAGTAAATTGGGTAATAAATAGTGAAACTGTTACAACTGCTGAGGTTGCAGCAGTTGAAGCTGATTTAGCCGCATCCAAAGAAGAATCTCGTGTGTGCGGATGGCCCGAACGGATGGAAGCTCTTAAAACAGAAATTGATGCGCTCGAAGATGGTGAACCTAAGAAAAATGCTTTATCAGCTTGGCAAGG